TATCAAACACTTAAGCCGTTCAGCTCAAGTGCCCGCAATCATAGTACCTAGTTCGAAATTAGGTGTTGTCTTCGATAATAATTCGTCAGAGGGACGTCGATTAGAAATTGTTCCGCCACCGGCCATTGAAGGCACTCATGTGGTTATAGGAAATCATCTAAATCGCAAGAACTCTTCGTTTATTAAGAAGGTAAACAACAAAACATTTCGTCCGATGATAGGAGGAAGCCTTCTCTCTGGTTGTTCACCAGAGATTTATCAAAAGCTAACTCTATCACTCCAGTTACTTGTAGAACTTGCCTCCTTATATGGGTTTCGTCCTGAAACCTTTCATGCTAAGAAGACCCTTAACCATTGGCAAATATGCTCAATGGAATGTGGTTGGATTAAGTTCATGAAGTATAAATTGGCCGCTTTTATGTCCTATCATTTAGGTAATGAGCTTCCTGAGAAACCTTTCTCAGAGGCTGATCATCCTAATCTTCTTGCTGGTGGTTCATTCGGAAGGTTTACTAACCTACTGATGAAAGGCCCACAGAAACTTTCGTTTGCTGTTGCGGTCCTATACTCTAAAAAGGGTATGCCAAAACCAGGAGAAGAAGCCCTGAACAAGGCTAAGATAGATACACTAAAAGTCCTCACAACTGTAAAGGATCGACCTGACTCTGAATTTTCCTCTCAAAAACGTATTCTTGAGGAGATATCCAGGACTGTCAGGGAAGTCTTCAGACGCAGAATCACTCCTGCTGAACTGAGGAAACCTTACGCTCCTTCTATACGTTCTAACTATACCTCGACTCGTAATGAGTTTGGGACGGCTGGGACGTTATATGAAGAATCGTTCATTATGAATCGTGTGGACCCCTTGCGGGTAAACTCGTTTTATGGTGATGCACTTGAGGAATCAAGTACTGAAGAGATAGAAGATGAAGATAATCTGGTCCTCGGCATTAAACCCAGCTTTCGAAAGAAGGTTGAAGATGCTTATGAGGATGCTTGGGAGCAAGCCAGATTACGTGCTCAAAATGAGAGCGCGAATACTACATTGGTTGCCTTACCCGAATCTTTAAAAGTTCGTGTAATATCTAAAGGGCCACCTTTTACGTATTTCGTTCTTAAGCCAGTACAGAAGTTCTGTCACAAGATCATGAGGAAGATGAAAATTTTCCAATTGATCGGAACTCCCGTCAGTGAGAAGATCATAAATGATACGTTCACGAACGTGTCAGGTAAATTCCATAGCTTGGATTATTCCTCTGCTACGGATCTACTAGATCCTATTATGTCTGAAAGGTGTGTGAAAGAACTTTGTGATGCTGTGGGACTTGACATCGACTTGGAGATCCTTTTCCAGAAGGCTTTAACCGGCCATATGGTGGAGGGCCTCCCGCAAGTCTGGGGTCAATTAATGGGCTCCATCGTGAGCTTCATTATATTATGTCTGATCAATGCCGCTGTAATTCGTCATTGCTATGAAATCACTACTAGTACGACCGTGACACTCGATGAGTGCCCTGCCCTCGTAAATGGTGATGATGGCCTGGTCCGTGGACCAGAACAATTCTCGATTATTTGGAAGAGTGTGGCTCGTGTAGCCGGACTAATCCCATCTATCGGAAAGACGTATGTTTCTGATTATTACCTTAATATCAATTCTACTTCTTATGAATGGGGCTCACGAGCTTCACTCATCCCGTATGTGAATATGGGCCTGGTCCGGGGTAATACCCGATCAGGTATAGTAAAGAAGAATGATTTAATGCAGTATGATGAAAGGCTACC